CAGGTTTGTGGTATTGCAGCATTGTTGGCCACAGGTAAAGAAAGATTTACTAATAGTGATGTGTTGGGATTTATACAGAATAATTCCTATGAAAATGACATAACATTCAATGTTAATGGTGGGTTGTTTGATGATAGAACTTGTGATGGTGGAGCAAATACATTATATGGTGGATCTACTTCTACATCAAAAGAAATAAAGGCAATCAATCCAAGAAATATAAGTGGTCTTATCGATGGGTGGTATAAAGAAACATTAAAAGGGCATAGAAGACCTTCACATTCTTTTAGTAACGCCCAAATGTATCCTAGAACTAATAACTATTATAGACCTAGGTCAGAGTCAGCGTATAATACTTACTCAATAACTGTTACTGCCGCTAGTGGTAATTATGTATTTACCGGTAGTGATATGACTAATACTTATAGTAATAGTACACAACCAAGAATCGATGTGAAGCAAGGTGATACTATACAGTTTACAATTAATGCTTCTGGTCATCCATTCTTGATTAAAACATCTCAATCTACCGGAACTAGTAATGTATACAATACTGGAGTAACTGGTAATGGTACAGACAATGGTTCTATTACATGGAATACTGCTGGTGTACCACTAGGAGCATATTACTATAACTGTGAATATCATTCTTCCATGAATGGAATTATATTCATTAATGCCTAGATAAATACTAATGGTATATTATAATTGTTATGGACACATCAAAAATGCGAGAGGAATTCTTAACCCAACTAAAAGACTACGAGTTCAAAATCAAAAGAGGCGAGGAAGAACTCGCTAAATTGAAAGAATATAAGTTAAAACTTGAGGGTGGGTTAGAAACATTAGACCTATTAGATAAACGAGAGGAAAATGGCAGCGATACCAGTCAACATTCTGATTGATAAAGGAGCAGACTACGGCGTTACTTTCTTTATCACCAACAAAGATGGCACCCCACTAAACATGTCGGGGTACACTGGTAGTGCTGCAATGAAGCAAAGTTATTCTGCAACTACTTCAGTACCATTTACTTTAGAATTTGTGAATAGAACTGCTGGAGAAATTGCTTTGGCATTAACTGACGTAGAAACTTCTGCTTTAGATAGAAGAAGATACGTATATGATATTGTTCTTATAGATCCTAATGGTCATAAGACCAGAGTCATTATGGGTAATGCTGAAGTAAGTCCTGGAGTTTCTTAATGGCGCAGTATAACGTCAGGGTTGGTAATAGTGCATATCGTGTTGGCAAGCAATTGCCAGCGCAGCATACACTTGACGTAAACTATCAGATTCCATCGAAATCGATACAATACTCAAATCTACTTATAGATAGTATTGCATCTCAATTTGATGGCACTGCAGATACTTTCAGTATTACTGTCAATGGTGAATCTTACACTCCATTAAACGAAGAGCAAATTTCAATCTCCATTAATAATGTAATTTTAGAACCAAAGGTTGATTACATTGTATCAAATGATCAGATTGTTTTCAGCACTCCACCTACAGGAGGTTCTGCTTTTTTTGGTATAGCATTTGCTACGACCGCAGATTTGACCAGAACTCTAAATTATGTTATTGATAGCGGAACATTTCCTCTATCACTTGGTGTAAAAGGTAACATGACTATTGATGTTACTGGGGTCATTGAATCCTGGACTATTGTTTCTGATACAGTGGGCAATGTTCAGGTTGATATTCAAAAATGTTCTTTTGCAGATTTTCCTAATTTCACTTCTATATGTGGAACCGAGTTGCCTACAATTGGTGTATTAAATCAATCTACAGGCAGAAAAAATAAAGATGATAACTTAAGTACCTGGAACACCACTGTAAATGCTGGCGACATTTTTCAATTTGAATTGAAGCACGCTGTAGACATTACTCGTTTTGTAGTTTCGCTTAAGCTTAAACTATAAATAGTATGTGATTATAAATAAAAATAAATCGAGATATAAACACGGAGAGTTTACATGGCACTGCTAGTAACCGACAACGGTGAAATTGATTCTCTACGTAATCTACTGAATTACAATCAGGAGATTCCTAGAAACTTAATTCTGAAGTTGTTCACGACCAATACATATCCTAACGAGAGTGATACACCTTCACAGACTGCATATTATGAACCATACACCAATAACAATACGTTAGGTTATGGCAGCGCACCCGTAACCGGGTATCCCGCTATCATTAATAATAGAACGGATCAAGACTATACCGCTAACTACGGTATTCTTCTTAACGGAAACCGTTGGACAATTGAAACCCTTTCTTCTGCTGCTGTAACTGTACAAGGCGGTGGAACAACTAGTGAGTATACAATTACTGTTGCTGCGAGCACCGGTATTAAGAAAGGCGACTATGTAACCGGAGGTTCCGTTGGAACTGGGGCATATGTTGTTGACATTGATGGACTGGAACTTAACTTAAGTGTTAAGAATACAGGAACATTTTCAAGTCAAAGTTTAGACTTTGGTCAAGGCAGAACGACTGCTTCTTATCCAGAGCAAACCTTTACATTTACTGGCGCTGCTGGTGATGTATATGGTTACGAGTTGGTTCGTGCTAATAACATGCCAACTACCATTCACGGCGTATTAGATGCAGGTACTGCTGCTGCTGGTACAACTATCAGTAAGACTGGTATCCGTGGTACTATCGGCAATAACTATTTCGTTCTTGCCACTTCAACAAATACAACAACTGTAACCGGTAGTGCCGGAGCATTTGATGTTACTGTTGGATCTACCGCAGGTCTTGCTCCTTATCAACGTGTATCTGGTACTGGCATTGCTGCTGGTGCAAGAATTGTTGGTATTGCAGGCACAACAGTTTACTTGGATAAAGCAAATACTGGCGCTGTTTCTGGCAACGGAGACTTTAAGGTAGAAGTTGGTGAAGATCTAACTGTCGGTATGGCAGTCTCACAGACTGGTACTGCTGGTGTTGTTGGCGGTGCTCCTAACGGAATTGACGCTGCAACTATTATCACTGGTATTGATCACGATACAGAAGATGTTGATGGAACGGTACACGTTTATCTTAACAACGTACTAATCGATAACATCCAACCTTCAAACAACAATGACGAAGTTGAGTTTGACTTTAGTAAAGTAACCGCAACTGCTCATGGTTTGGTAGAAGGAGATACCGTCTATATCGATCAGGGTACTGCTAACACAACTACCACTGCTGGAACTTACACGGTGTTTAATATCATCGATGCTAATTCGTTCTCAACGACTAAAGCACTTGATGGAACTGGATCATTAACTCTTTACAGCGCAATCTTCTTCGCTGAAAGATTTACAAATGGTCCATACGCGATTCAAAACGCTGGTGACCAAATCAAAGTTACCTTGAACGTCAGCCTCGACTGATATCCTCAAATTGAGTTGTACATTATGCTATTGGGGGGTTGCTTGCGATCCCCCTTTTTTATTGTAGTATGCTGTCGTAGATGTCATTTTCATATGCTGGTGTAGGTTCTGTATTATTTCGAGGAGGAATTCTCGGAAACATTTCTCACAGCTATAAATCTGTACAACAATCTTTTTACTTTACTAACACTACTGCTAATGTTACTCTAACTGCTGCGGATTTAAACAGCGGTTATAATGTTTCATATGATGGTAGTTCATTAGCATCATCCGGAACTGGTGTATCACACGACGGTGGATTTAATGTAGGTTCTCACGTCAGAACTGGATCGGGAGTTGGCGTTGGTTATTCTAACGTTTCCAACAGACTAGTTGAGTATGATCTAGACCTAACTGGGGTCGAGGAGATTACTTTCCGTTTAGTGATGGGCAATGGGTCTAACGGTGGAGAGAGGCCAGACGGTAATGAAGATCTATGGATGAGATTCCTAGATACTAGTCTTTCTACTAATGATGCATCTATAAAACTATTAGACCACATAGAAACTACTTACACGTCTCCCGGAAATAAGACAGTTAGTGTCCCGGTAGAGGCAAGAAGAAGTAATCAGAAAATTAGAATTTACCAGACAACATGGTCTGGCACTACTCAATTTGATCACTATGGATTTATTTCCATTACTTTAGATCAGACTGTTAGTACTCGTACAGCAACTACGACGTTTGTACCTGGTACAACAAATACATTTGAATACCTAGATTTTGGTGGCGTATCAGCAGACTATTGGGTCCTACAAAACTACCAAAATACAGTTCTTTCAACCATACAAAATGATCAGATAATTAATCTGACTGAAACTGGTGGTATCATCAGTATGGTAGATTATGGTTCACTCACAGAAGTAGAAGCAGTAGGAATATCAGACTGGGGTCTGATCACTGTTTCTTCTGATGTAACACCATTCGGATTCTTACATTATCAATCACTCACCCAGTGGTCTGTTATCAAGACGTGGGTTGGTTCTGGAACCGTCTGGGAGTTCGGAGGATCTACTTACAGACTGGATGCCCCATGGATCGGTTCGGGTACGCTGCGAGCGTCTGGAGAGGCATATGCAGCGTTATCATACAGTTATGAAACGAAGGGTCAACCAACCCTTCGTGGCGCTGCTGGCACGGTAAGACAACGTGCTTACAATGGGTCTGGATCTATATTCAGTAATAGCTTCCTTGGAGAAGCCGTTGCAAGAACATTCCCAGAAGATATACAACCACAAGGTGATGAGCGGAAGACGCTGTTTGCTGTTAGTGGAGATGCACATGTTAGGTTCAGACCAAACTATAATGGTTTTGGAACCTTATTCTCCTTCAGCACTACCACCTTTAAACAGACATACGATTATGTCGGTGAAGGAACTCTCTTCAATGTTTCTTCCACCCAAGAAGCAGTTGTCTGGGATTACAATAATTCCAGTATTGATTACTTTACCTATGAGAACTTTGGATCGGTTGCAACACAACCGATTGAATCGATTACACTTCAATCGATTTCCAACGAAACAATTCAGAGTCTTGCAAACGACAGAATTATTGATCTAGTTGTATCTGGATCTGTTTCTGGAGCATTCCTAGACTTTGGTGCTATCATTCTTGATGGTCAAGATGCTCCCGAGACTGTTAGACTCGACTGGGGTTATATTGACACCAACCAGACAGACTATCCATTCGGTCTGTTCCCAATCAGTGGTACTGCGAAACAAGTATTTACTCCCAACTTTATTGGTTCTGGTGTCCTGTTCGCATTTGGCGAAGGACGAGGAAGAACCAAACCAAGATGGATTGCCTATGTTCAGATTGGAATCTTTGGTGCTGCGAAGACAAACTTTAGTCTTCTTCACAAGGGTTCTGGCAATCTATTCAGCTTCAGTAGCGGAGAAGACAGCAGAGCATATGCATACAGTGGTTCTGGTGCCCTCTGTGCTTTCTCTGGTGCTGCTGAATCGGTTGGTTCTGACTACCCAGGCACTACAGCGTTACTACCTCTCACAGGCGCTGCCAGAGTTAACTTTACACCTAACTGGAATGGTACTGGTGTTGCGACTCTTACAGGTGCATCAGTCGAGAGACAGACTGATCATTACAAAGGATCTGGAACTCTATTCAACTTCGAGACTGCTGACGAGTCGATCACATATCATTACAGCAGTACATCCAATACTATCTTCGGATATCGCAACTACGGATCTGTTGCCAGTGCTCCAATTGAATCGATTACTCTACAATCGATTGCTAATGAAACCATTGAGAGTCTTAAGGACGACAGAATTATTGATCTAGTTGTATCTGGATCTACTACTGGATCTTATCTAGATTATGGTGCCATTATTCTTAATGGTGTAGATGCTCCCGAGACTGTCAGAGAAGATTATGGTTCCATCATGGAATCTATCTCCCGCTATGCGATGGGAGACTTCCTTGTTGAGGGTGAAGCAGCAACCACCAGAGCACGTACTCATATCGGAACTGGTGGTCTATTTGCCTTTGTTTCTGGTATTGGTAGAACAAAACCAAGATGGATTGCCAATATCCAGATTGATGTTACTGGTGAAGGTGATACACCTCGCTCAAGAAGTTTTGTCGGAGATGGTAGTCTATTCAATATTCAGACTGCAGATGAACGTCGTTCCTATGGTTATCAATCCACCGGAACTCTATATGCAGTTGCTGGTGCCGCTGAAGTCTTTGGTGCCAACCCACCAGATATTACAACAGATCTCCAATTCGTTGGATCTGCAGATATCGCATTCGTTCCTAATTGGAATGGATCTGGTTCTGTTACAATTTCTGGCACAGCACGAGAAAGTGCATCCTTCGATCATATTGGTAAGGGTGTTCTATACAACTTCCAGACTGCTACTGAAAGAAGAGTATATCATTACAACAGTACATCAATTGATGAGTATGTGCATCTTGATTACGGACTTGTCGGAGATCCTCCGATTGATTCCTGGATCATCAGTAGTCACTCAACAGTTGTACTCCAGACTATTGCTACAACAAAACTTCTCGATCTCACAGAGTCTGCACCGACAGGTTCAAACTACTATGACTATAGACATTTAGAGCAACCATTAGATTCTGGTCTATTCGGTGTTCAAGATGCTCCAGATATTACTGATGATTATCAGTATATTCTTGATAGTGCAACAATCTATCCGTTCGGCAAATTACGTCTGGGTCTGGCATCTACAGACACCAAAACCAACTTCACACTATTACATGTTGGTAACGCCGAAGGGGCGCAGATTACACTTACTGGTGAAGCTTCCATACGTCTACCAAACGTACACAACGGATCCGGTACATTCTTTGCGTTTACTGGCACAGCAGAATCTGTCTCGTTCCGTACTCCAGATCGTGAAGGTCTCTTTACGTTTACTGGTTCTCTACAAGAATCCTTTGCACATGCACCAGCTATTGGTCAAGGTATTGTAAGTATTTCTGGAACTACAGAACCAGAAATACTTACATTCGCAGAGCAACCAGTTGGAGAGATTTATGTTTCTGGTGTATCCAGTAACGCATTCACCCCGAACTGGAATGGTTCTGGATCTATATCTACCTTCTCTGGTGCTGCAGAATCCAGTACTGTAAAACTAGTAGATCTATACGGACTTTACGATTTTGTTGGTACTGCTACCATCAAGTCTACAGTTGCCGAGTCTGGTTTTGTACGTATCAAACTTTCTGGCACTACCGAACCAGAAATTCTTACGTTTGCAGAGCAACCATTCGGTACTGCTACAATCTTTGGTCAGTCTACATCAAAGTTTGCACAAAACTACATTGGTTTTGGATTCATTTCCACACTGTCCGGTGCAGCAGAATCTGTTACGTTCAATCCACTGGAGAAAGATTTACTATTCTCTATTACAGGAAGAGCAACAGAATCGTTTACCTTCGGAACTTACGAAACAGAAGGAAGTATTGTACTTTCGGGTATTGCTGTTGAGACACGTACATTTGCCGATCTTACATCTGGAACAATATCAACATCAGGTATTGCTGATGTAGCAAATGTAAATGTATATCAAGGAGAAGGTAATATCTTCTCTCGCGGTTTGGTATCAGAGTCTATTACCAAGAGACTTCCTGCATTTACTGCACATCTGGATTTTGCTGGTGTTGCCGAAGAGAGAGCAACCTTCAGAGAAATATTCTTTGGTTCTCTCTTCAAATTCAATGGTACTTCTGGTCCAGGAGTCCGTACATTCGCAGAAGAACCACAAACTCTCGGAAGACTTAATGGCATTGCTGCCACCAGTAGAGCAAGAGACTTTATTGGAACTGGTGCTATCTTCTCTAACGGAATTAGTTCCGAAGCGATTACCAGAAAACTTCCCGAGTTCACAGCACATCTCAATGTTACTGGTCTGGCAGAAGAGAGTGCAACATTCAGAGAAGTATTATTCGGTTCCCTGTTTACATTCAGAGGATCTACTGCTCCAGAAATCCTCACCTTCACAGAGCAATTCTCGGTTGAGATCGATGTTCTTGGAATCGCTGATACTTCAAGAACAAGAATCTATCTTGGTTCTGGTAGAATCTCTACACTATCAGGTGCCGCAGAAGCAGTTACCTTCAATCCTCTGGAAAAAGATCTGCTCTTCGATCTTACCGGCATCGCTGCAGAGAGAAGAACCAATGCGTTTGTCGGCACTGGTCAGATCAAGGTCTATCCAGAAGCAGCAGACATCAGATTCATTCCCAACTGGAATGGTTCTGGTACTATTCCAGTCAGTGGTATTGCAGACGAGAGTGTTGCAAGAGACGAAATTGTACGTGTCCTCATCGCAACATTCTCTGGTGCTGCCGAGTCTGTTACATTCAACCCACTAGAGAAAGATGCACTCTTCTCCTTCACTGGAAGAGCATCTATCAGATCTGCAGTATCTGAAGTTAAGCAAGTTGAAGTTTCTCTCTTTGCAGAACCAGTTACAGTTCATGTTGTCGTTGTTCCTCCTGCTGGCGAAGGTACTGCAACCATCAGTGGTATTGGTGTCGAGAAATCCACAAGAGATTATATCGGTCAGGTTCGTATTGGTACATTCTCTGGTGCAGCAGAATCCTTTACTGTCAATCCTCTGGAGAGACAGCTTCTGTTCTCTGCAACTGGTCTTGCGATTCAGAAGGTTACACGTTCTTATGTTGGAACCGGCGATCTTTATGCAATTGGTGGTGCATCAGAATCCAGAGCAGTCGTTCCTCCAACAGAGGGTCTTTACGATATCAGCGGCGAAGCAAAAATTGTCATCACTCTTTCACATATTGGTGATGGTAACCTCTTTGGATTTGTATCTGCTCAAGAAGCAGTTGCATACGACTATGTTGGCGAACAAGTTCTGTTCTCTCTTTCTGGTACTGCAGAAGAATCTATTACAAGAAGAGAAGAATTCTTCGGTTCTATCTTCTCGTTCTCTGGAGCAGCAGAAAGAGTTGCTTATGTACCAAGTCTCTTCGCAGATGTTAATCTTTCTGGTGTTGCTGCAACTCCAAGAGCAAGAGCATATCAAGGTTTCGGAAACCTACCACTATTTGGTGGAGCAGCAGAATCCAGAACAATTACTTACGAGAACGTCGCAATCTTCGACTTCCTCGGTCAGGTCAAGCCTGCTATCACCAAAGCATATATTGGCGAAGCAGAAATCAAAGTTTCTGGCGAAGCACAAGAATCCTTCATCAAAGCACCTTACTTTGGTCAGACAGAAGTTCAACTATCTGGCACAGCAGCAGAAAGTACAACTGCCAACCCACCAGAAGAAGGAACAGAAATTGCAACCGATGGCGAAGCGAAAGTTCTTCGCTCGTTTGCACATCAAGGATCAGGAACAATCAAGGTCAATGGAGATACCATTATTGGTATTTCACTCCGTATCTTTGGTTCTGGTGGTGTTCGGGTTTATGGAAAAGCGAAAGTCCAAGCACTTCTTTCCCACAAACCAGATGTACATATCTATCTGGAAGGTAAGGCAATCACGGCAAGAATACAGGTTTCGCCTGCGAGAACTTATGGATGGATTATTTGATAGTATAAATATAAGCTGATATCCTAAAATTAATTTAGATGACAACCCAGGTACAATTTAGGAGAGGTACTACCGCCGAACATGCGTTGTTTACTGGGGCGGTCGGTGAGTTAACAATTGATACCGACAAGAATATGGCCGTCATTCATGACGGAAATACAACTGGCGGATTTGATATTTTTCGTGCTAGATGGGAGTATTTAAATACTAGTGTAACTCTTGGAACAAGTTTGAGGTATCTAGTAGATTCGTCTGCTGGTCCTATAACATTGACTTTACCACTTTACAATAATAAATTAGTCCCTAAACCAGGGGATGCAATGGAATTCATTGACATCAACTTTGCATGGGATATAAATAATGTTACAATAATCGATCCTGACGGAAGGCAATTCCAAAACACTCTTGGGGTTATTTCCAGTCCTTTAGTATTCGACTTGAAAGGAGCGAGAGTACAACTAATTTGGGACGGTAATTACTGGAGGGTAATCGTATGACAATGTTCATTAGTGATAGTTATAGTAATTCATCTGGAGGGGGAGGATCTTCTTTCTCTTCAAATAATTATACCCTGGGAAATGATTTTACTATCCATGGTCTCTACAGAGATGCTGACGGTATGTTAAATTATACAAAAATTAGAAGTATTGATGATGAAGTTGCTTCTTTTTACAGATTAGACGGAACCCCATATTTAGATATAAGTACGGGTGTTTCTGATTATGTAGAAGAAACAACTGAAGAGAAATCATATACTAATCATCCACAAGATAAATATCAACAGTATAGATTTGATAGTCGAAAGATTAGCTACTTTATTGACAGTGATGGCTACTTTGTTGCACGATTCAACGAAGCATATGATTATACAACAGAGGGACCCAAGTAATTTAGGAAAATAACATGGCAGATTTCAGATTAGGCAGACTTAAGTTTAATTGGAGGGGTGACTGGACAGTTGCCACTGCATACGTTATCGATGATATCGTAAAGTTTGGCGCAAATACTTATGTTTGTATCACCAATCATACCTCGGCATCAAACGAGGCACAATGGTATGGCAGTGATGGTTCCAGATGGCAACTTCATACCGAAGGTCTTTACTTCAGAGGCGATTGGGTAGCAGCAACCTTCTATAAAACAAATGATATTGTCAAGTATGGCAATGATCAGTATAGGGTAACTGTTCCACATACTTCAAGTGCATCTTTTGATACGGCAAATTTTGTTTCGTATGCAAATGGTCTGAAGTTTGAAGATACTTGGGTCACCGGTACAGAGTATCAATCAGGAGACATTGTACAATATGGTGGTTATAGTTACGTTGCTATTACAACTAGCAATAGTATAGCACCTAATACTAGTCTCGACGTTGATTGGGAAATTTTAGCAACTGGTTTTAAAGTTGTTGGTAATTGGGATGCTAGCAGCAACTACAAACCTGGTGACGTTGTACTACTTGGTGGTAACTCATACGTTGCTAAAACAACTAATACCAACTCTACACCCGCATCTGCTTCTGCTGATTGGGACTTCGTTGTTGGTGGTTTCACATGGCAAGGAGTTTGGGCAGGAGGAACGACATACTATCCTGGAGATACCGTTTCTAGAGCATCCAACTCTTACATCTGTGTAGCAGAATCACTGGGTAATCAACCAGAAACTGATGCAAATGGAGATTACTGGAACTCTTTAACTCAAGGTGCTCAATCTAACGTCTTGACTGACGCTGGTGATGTTCTTTACGTCTCTGGATCTGGTTCTGCAAGACTACCAATCGGAAATTTTGGTGAAGTATTAACTGTTGATACTAATGGTTTCCCAGCATGGGAAAAGAATAATACAACAGATCCTGTTTACTATGTTACTACTGATGGTAGTAACTCAAATACCGGAGAAAATATTTCTAAAGCATGGCTCACTTTACGTCATGCAGTAGATAATATTACTGGTCCCGCAACTATCTACGTTAAAGCAGGATCGTATTTAGAAACTCTCCCAATGATTGTTCCCGAGAACATTTCAATTGTTGGTGATAACATGAGAACTTCTGTTATCAAACCAGATACAGGTAATGCTAGTTCCATCAATCGCCTGTCATTAGATCAAGTTCCTCAAGCAGCGAATATTATTCCTGGAGAAACTTGCACTAATGGTACTGCTAACAAGACTGCACTGATCATGGATGTCCGCGATGGTGGCGGAACTATTGATATTCTCCCAGTAACTGGTGGTAATTGGACTAACTCTGACACCTTTGAAAATGGTGCTGTTGATGTTATTATCAACACCGTTGCTATGGTTAATAATGAGAACGCAACGATGTTCTACTTGAGCAACAAGTGTATGCTCAAAGATCTTGTTATGGATGGTATGAATGGATTTCTTCCTTCTGGAGCAGATCCTAAAGATCTCAACACTGCAACTATTGGCGGCGTGTTCTTACGCTTGAATCCTAACTCACCAACCACCAAATCCCCATACATTTCACAGTGTTCGTCTTTCTCTGACACTGGTGTTGGTGCTATTGTTGATGGTGGTGTTCACGAGAAGTGGGATGGCACAGCAACTCCGTCAAACAAATCAATGTTGTTTGACTCTTTCACCCAAATTTTTAATACTGGCGGTGTAGGTTTCTGGGTTACAAACAATGGTAATTCAGAAATTGTTTCGAGTTTCACATACTATGCTCACGCATCTTATGTTGCTACTCGTGGTGGTGCTATCAGATCACTTGCAGGTAACTCTTCTTGGGGTGTTTATGGTATTATCTCTTCTGGTTTCAACCAGTCCGAATCAACTACCGATGGTTTCATCGATGGTTTAGAACTCAACTATGTTGTTGCAACGCTTTCTACTGGCAATCCATTTGAAACTGCAGAAACTATTACTGGTGGTACATCAGGTGCAGTTGGAGAGATTACTAGTTTCCAACCTTCTGCATATAAGATTCTATATCGTCCTCTCAAAGGAACTTTTGTACAGAATGAAGTTGTTACTGGTGGCACATCAGGATGCACCACAACATTAGTAAATAATTCAGATGCATCAACAGGTGTCAGTGGATTTACTTACGTATTGGGTGGATTAACTTCTGCTCCAAAATCTGGTGGTTCTATCGAATTTGTAACTGGTCCTGGTAATGCCGGAGCAGACTCATTTACATATGTAATTGCTAATTCTTCTTTCAACCCCTCAAGAGGAGAAGGAGAATTAACGGTAACTAGAGGAGCACTAGCATCTACACCAGCAACTCATGATGGATTGAGTACTATCATTAGATATCAAACTAATGGTAACACTACTACATTATCTTCTGCTATCTCATCGGATGTTGCTACAACGATTCAAGTTGGTTCCATTACAGGAATTAATACGGGTGGTTATATCATCATCGGTGATGAGATGATGGAAGTAATTTCATTCCCAACAGCAACTTCAGTCGAAGTTCTTCGTGGAGTTGAAGGTACAACGGCAACACTTCACAACAGTGGTGTTACTATTACTGCTTTGCAAATCAAAGTTCCTACACAAACTACTACAAGAAGAGATCTTGGTGCAGCAGAAACTACTATTTTGGTCCTGTCTAACACAGGAACATTAGTTACTGATTACATCAGAATTGGTAGTGAATTTATGATCGTCACTGCTTCTGCAACAATCACAACTGGTGTAACTACTATTGTTCTTGCAGAAACAAAAGGAGTAGCTACTTATGATCGCCAATTAATGAAGGTCAGATATCTGTATTCACAGGTACGTCTAACTGGTCATGACTTCTTGAACATTGGTACTGGTAGCAAAACACAGACAAACTTCCCTGGTTTACCGTTAGTTGATAACGCTCAAGGTAATGAGGTTACTGAAGATTTCCCAGGTCGTGTATTCTATGTTTCAACTGACCAAGACGGTAACTTTACTGTTGGTCGTTACTTCAAAGTTAACCAGGCAACTGGTAGCACAACCTTGAATGCATCATCCTTCGATCTGTCTGGTCTTACTTCATTGAGACTTGGTTCTATTGGTGCTCAAATTGGAGAATCAATTAGTGAGTTCTCAAGTGATGTTACACTTTCTGCTAATAGTAATTCAAAAGTTGCAACGCAGAAAGCGACCAAGGCATATGTCGATGATAAAACTAAATCCAAAGGATTTACTTTCTGGGCGGGTGCAATGTGATCCCCACTTTATAAATAAAACTAAACAATCATACTTCATAGATATACACGGAGATCAACATGGCTTCTGGAATCTTGGGGACACAATCCTCACTATCAGCAAACACTTTAACTACAATTTATACGGTTCCCGCAACTACGGTTTCGTATGTAAACTTTAACGTTGTGAATACGAATGCTACTGCGGTAACAGTTCGTATCGCTCTTTCTGCTACGGGAACACC